ACCACTTGCTCAACAAAAGAAAACAAGGGCTTGCAGTCCCACTCTACTTTGTTAACAGAGCCTTGGTTATATCAGGAGACATTGGCATGGCTTGTTCACCTTGCCAAGCAACCTGGCTGGAAGGCACAGGCATGGCACAGAGCCAAGGAATTAGAGAGTTGTTCCACCCATTTGTGGAGAGGGATAACCCAGGACTTAATCAACCAAATGAAGGCACACAATGAGCGAAGCACTAAACCGAGTAATTGAAGAACAGCAAAAGCGTATTGATGACCTTTTGGAAGGCAATAAAAAGCTGATTGAGAGGTCTGCCAGGGTGTTTAAACAGAATGAAGAACTGTTTGAGGCAATGGCTAGATTGCTGGATTATGACTTGCCATCAGACAATATCACAGATAAACAATGGGCAGACTATTGTTCTCTTAAGCACGAGGTAAGAATGCAAATGATTGATGCGGGTTATTGTGTTCGATGCTACCAATTTATTTGTGAATGTGATGAGTTTTGATATGAGACACGACATTGACTGGAAAAAGATTCATTGTAAGGTCGGTCAAAGAGTGCCTGTTTACCCATTCAGCGATAAGGTGCAGCCATTCATTGGCGAAGTCAAGCGCATTAAGATGAACCGATTTGGTCGGGTGAGTTATGTCATTGATGACAAGGAAGTCATGGCAGAGGAATTATTGCCAGCTAAAAACCAAACAAAACTCAAGATGAGGGTTAATCAATGACTATTTACCTTGGGCTTGACCCTGGCAGCATATCCGGCGCAGTTGGCGCATTGGATTCAAATGGCGATTATTTGGACTCTTTTATGATTGAGCACAAAGATAAGAATATATTGCCCCTTGTTTTCAAAAACATGATATTGCGGTGCATTGACCCAAGGGAAGGGGCAGAGATTTGCATGGAATCAGTGCATAGTATGCCAAACCAAGGCGTTGCTAGTAGTTTTCAATTTGGCAGGGCAGTAGGTGTTATCTCAGCGGTTGCAGAATTAACCCGTTACCCTTTTCACTTGGTAACCCCTCAGAAATGGAAGAAGTATTTTCATTTGACAAGCGATAAAAACGAAAGCCTAGACCTAGCCCGTAGTTTTTGGCCTGAAGCAAAACTGACCCGTAAAAAAGATGGAAACAGGGCTGAAGCACTTTTAATTGCACTTTATTGGCGTGAGCAAATTAATGGCAAACAAGATAAACCCATCAAGAACCCAGACTGATTTCAAGATCAATTTAAGTCCCGAACAAAGGGCTATTCTGGAATTGATCGGAAATGGAAACATGACGCAAGGGTTGAAGGTTGCCATTGACCAAGCTGGGCATTTTTATAACTGTGGGCTTGACCCTGAAATGAACCTGAATTTTGTGGGCCTTGTTACCACACTGCCAAACCAGGATGATGATTGACCCAAAAAATGCCGCTAGAAGGGCTTTAAAGGGGCCTAGAAGGGCTTGTTTTTCTGAGGGTACATAGGGCAAGGGCAAAAGGGCTTGCAAGGGCTTAAAAGTAGACAAAGAAAAACCGCCCGAAGGCGGCTTAAGTTAGTGGTTGCTTACTTATTTCAGTTTGAAGTTTGCAATAAGCCAACATGAATCTGGCTGCCCATAGGATTCATGCCGTAAATGCATGGGTGGCTTATCTGTGCCAAGTGGGAATTTGTATAAATCAGTATTTTCAAGCCCAAATTTTCCCATTATTTCGGTTAAAACAGCAAATTTTCCCTTTGCCACTGCAACACTAAAAAATGGGTTTGTGCCGCCGCCGTGCGATTCACAATCAATTAATTTTATGGCATCGTATATTTTGAAGCGGGTTTCATGTGATAAATCGTAAAATGATTTCATTTTTAAAGCCTTTCATTTTTTGCGGGTTAGTATTCTGAGGATTAGTGCAAGGGTTGCATAGATCAAGGGTTTTCCCCTATCATCTTTAATGCCTGGGCTTTGCATCGATTTACTTGGGTTTTGGTTAGCCCTTGGGCGATTTGCTCTGCAAGGGTCGAAGCTTGGGCAGCTTTATCGTCATCAGGGGCGATAATGGCTAAAACAAGGGCTTTGGTAAGGGCTTGGGATTGTGTCATGGAGTGGCCTCAAAATTGTCTGTAAACAAATGATTCGCCCACTGTGGACACATATTGGCCTCGGTCGCACAAATAGTCTGCCACTGCTTGCTGCTTTTCTTCGTCATCATCGCAATTACTCAAGTCAATATCATATGATTCTGCCAAGTATTGCCAAGTTTCTTCCGCAAAATCGCAACAAATTGCAATAACATCTAATTCCACTTCATCCCCTGAACTTTCCTCCCAATTTTCTAGGTATTCAAACAAGTCACTAAGGGCAACATAAGAGAATTGATTAGGTCGCAATTTTTGGAATGCATCCCTAAAATCAGAAACTGAAACAGTGGTTTTCATGTCAAAGCCTTTCAAAGTTGAAGAACCCCAAGCCAAAGCCCAGGCCAAAGGGCACAAAATGCCCTTCAGTCTTGGTTTTATGCGGTTTCAGTGTTTGCAATGGGTTGATCGGCTGCTTTTCTGGGTTTGTGGCACCATGATGGCACCCCATCCCCGCCACTATCACGCATGGGCATCATAATGCCGATAAATTGAGTGTCCAGGCCAAAGCTCACAATGATCGAATCGGTGCCCCTTTGAAGCAAAGTGGGGCATTGACGTTTCCCATAAAGTGATTCGCTTGCATCGACAAACTTAACCAAAAGGTCAGGGTTAAAGTTTGAAGGTTTTTCGTCCTCACTCTTAAAAACCAGGGGAATAACCCGATCGCAATCAGGGTATCGTGCATCCTGGGCGGTGAATTGAACCTTATCCCCATTGGTCAAAATCACTTCAACAGATAACCCGTCAACAGTGAAATGCAGGAATTCTTCATTCTGCTTTTTTGTGCCCTTCAATGCGTCCAGGTTAACGCTTGGCAGGATAACCCGATTCTCAGGCATGGGTTGATCGTCAATCAACAAGCGGCCCAGGCAATGCCCGTCAGTCGAATCGATGTAAGTTCCCCGATTGTCCTGATTGACGCAAAACCCTTGCAAGTAATAACGAATATCTTTTTTTGCAGCAAAGCAAAGCATGGCACGGATGTGTTTGCGTTGAATAGCGAATTTCATATTGAAGCCTTTTGAAGTGAAACCCTGGAAAGCCCAGGCCACAAACCCCTAAAACAAGGGTTTGCAGTCTGTGGTTTTATCGGTGCAACTGATACATGGTGTGGCCAATGGTGATAACCATAGTCCCATGCTCAATTAAGGTTTTAATCCATGATTGATCGTGCGAATCCCACAATGGGGAATCAATGGGCAGGGTCTTAACTGGTTTCCAGCCCTCTGCCTGGGTTTTATGGTGCATGGTAATGGTGTACATGGTAAATCCCCTCAGGTTGTCCAGAGAATGAATGCCAAGGCCATGAAAGCCAGGGCAGAGCCAATAACAACGATTTTGTCTTGATAGTCCATCATTTGACGTGCCCGCAGCGTTTCCACGTTTCATAGGTGGTGTAGTCGTTGAAAACTACGTATTCCCCAGCCCTTGAATTGACATGGTAATTTAAGACCTTGCGAATGATGGCATTGGGAAATGCTTTTAATGCTTGATAACGTGTTGAAAAGTAATTCATTTGAAAGCCTATTGATTGAATGAAGTTGAATGATAGGGGCAAAATGCCCCCATGCAATTAGGATAAACCCTTACTGAATACGATTGGCCCATGCAATGCCATCATTAGTGGCATGATAGGTATGACAATCGGCATCATGGTTTATAAATCCATGTTTTACCAGTGTGTCCATGATTGATTGAAACTGAGACAATGATGCCCCATGGCCCATTAAAGCGGCATATATGACCCCACTAGGCGCACCAGTAGGGCTTAGATTTGCAGATTGAATGATGCCCTTACCGATTGATTGAAGGGCTTTAATTTGCTGGTTTGTCATCGTTACACCTATGAAAAAAGATTGATTGAAAACCCTAGGAAAACGCCTAGGCCATAAACCCCTAGAATTAATCCAAGGGTTTACAGTCTAGGTTTTACTGTATTGGGTCGGTTTGCGAGATATGGAAAACAGTTACCGATCGGCATAACTTATCGGGTTTGCCATCTTTATTGGTTTCAATCCATGTAACGCACTTGATACCCTTTTCCCCTTTTCGCACTTGACGGTTTAAGGCTTTCCAAGCGTTATAGGTGAAGATGTTTACCCTTGGCACAATGTCATTGTGGGCGATACCCTTGGCTGCAAACCCTTGCACAATGGCTGGATAATTTAAGAGGGAATCCCCTTGCTTGGCACGATTGAGGGAATCGATTGATTGAGTGATTTTGTCCATGATGTAACGCCTATTGAGTGAATGAAGTTGAATTTTAGGGGCGATTAAGCCCCTTGGAAATAGGGATAAACCCTAGTTGCTGATTGATTGATTGAACCCAGGGAAACCCCAGGCCATAGTCCACGGCATGGACTACAGTCTAGAGTCTAGATCAGAATCCAGCGTAATGGTCGCAGAATAACCTACGGTTTGCTGCATTTTCCAATGCGATCTGATGCGCCACTTCAAAATCGATTATGGCCATAAATGCATCTTCAATGGCATTGACCCTTGCATCGGTGGCTTTGAGGTTTGCGGGGGCCAGAATGGTATCGTCAATGAAGACCCATTTATCAGTGGCTGCATCCCACTGCATAGCTTGGTCAATGGTCAAAGATTTAATAATGGTTTGCATCATGTTTAAGCCTTTCAGAATTGATTGAAGGAACCACTGGTTTTCGTTTTCCAGTGATATAAATATAACGCCATCATCAATGGTTTGATATAGGGACAAACCCTATATTTCCCCATTATTTATATAGGTACTTACCCTATGAACCATAAAGTACTAAATAGGATAATGCTATCAGTTGGTTAATGTTAGTAGAGATTGACTATTAGGGTTTTTACTAGGTATGGCCGGAATGGTGCTTATGCAATTTACGCATAACCCGTCCGACCGGTCGGTTAATTAATCTAAGGGTTTCTACTACCTAGGGTTTACCCTCTCAGGGTTTACCCTTACTCGTTTACCCTTAAGGGTTTACCCTGTGTTGTAGTGGCGCAACAAACATGGGGGGGAGGGGGTGTGTGTGGTGTGAGAGATTTTGTGGTGCCTCCCATCCACAAAAAAAAGCCAAATTAGACTTTGCTTGTCAAACAAGAGTAGCTTTGAAGAAAAGGGGGAGCAGTAAAGTACAGACGTAGCAAGGCAGTCGTAGCAATTCTCATGGTCTTGAGAATCCCTTGACTAGGGTGGGTGTCGTATAGCGTACAGAGTTAAGCAGACTCTGTGGGGCATCAGGTCGTATTACTGTTGAACAGTGCGTACCGCTTTATAGCCACCGCCCTTACTTCCTGGTGAGGATTTGTTTGGGCAACCGAATATCTCATGCCTTTGAGGGTGCGACTGCCACACCCGACATCCCTTTACTTGTCACGCCAATCAGTTGTATCCGTGTTGGATTTACCTATGTTACACGCTTCACAAAGCACTTGCAAATTGTTTATGTCAAGTTCCTTGTCTGGATGCTTTGACCTTGGAAGAATGTGATCCACATGGATGTAGCCACCAGTTTCCCCACAAGCCTGACACTTCTTGCCAAACTTAACTAAAGCCTTGTATCGAACATCTCGCCATTCCCTTGTCTTGTAAAACTCTTTCCACATCCCTGGCACATAGGCAGGAGGTGGCTCAAATACTGGAGCCTTCTTGACAACCTTCTTTTGCATAGCCCAAGCTATTTGAGAAGCCTTCTTGTTTATCAGTGCCTGGATGACAGGACTAGATTCTGCTAATTTTGCTAATGTTTTCTTAGCCTTGGCTGCATCACGCTTGCGCTTTTGCTTGTGAGCATCTATTGCTTTCTGGCTGTAAAGATAAATGCCCATGAAAAAAGCCCTTTAGGGGTGATACAGTCTAGCCCCTGAGTATCCCCAGGGCTGTACCACTTCTAAAAGGCTTATCTGGCTAGAACAGATGGTTGCAGTGTACTAGGGTTTACCCCACTTGTCAAACAAAAGAAAGTGAGTTACATTGTTGTTGCCAAGACGCATGGGGATTGAACTGGGTTGCAAACCAGTCCTTTCGGTGGAGGAAATTTACCTGTATAGGGAAAAACCGAACAGTCCCCAGCCGTGTTGGTGAATGCGTAGACTGATACGCCTTGTAACACGCTAGTGCTTGGAGTAGTCCGTTCGAATCGGGCGTTAGGTGTCAGGATCAAGCCAAGCCAAGCCGGAGATCAGTACCGGCCATCAACAACCTACACGCATGGGGACTGAATGGTTCATGCAGTTGCCGACTTAGGTCTTGCGCCGCCTCTGGTAATTCCTCCACAGTCTCCAGCCGTGTTGGTGTGAAGCATTGAAACAGAGTAGATCATGTGTTCCCACTGAACGACATGGCGAAGCTGGCGGCTAGAACTGTGGTGAAACCGCCCACCAACAACCTATACTACTTCCATAACTGGGTAAAGTATGAATGTGATTGATGCACTGCCAAACAACCTAAAGAAAAAGGGTCGCCCCAAGGGGGCTGTGAACAAGAAGTTCACTATGTCTACCTATGCTGAAAGACCTGCGGCTCTACTGCCAAAGACTGAAGTTCAGCGCATCAAAGAACTCAAAGACCTTCTGATAAACAGTGCAGGTTCCAATGTCGTTCACAAAGCAATTGAGATTGCCATGAATGATGAACACCCCGCACAAGCGGCTATGCTCAAACTCTGTATGGATCGAATGCTTCCTGTCAGTCTGTTTGAGAAAGAAGGCAAGCAAAGGAATGCTGTCACGATCAATATCACTGGAATTGGGGAAGTAAGTCATACTCCTGTGATTGATGCAGAAGATATTGAGTCACGCAATGTCTAATAAAAGTGAAAGGCATGAAGCCAAACTTAATGGAGACAAGTTTTACTTCACTGGTAAGCCATGCAAGCATGGACATATTTCTCCTAGATACACTGGCAAGGGGACTTGTACTGAGTGTATGAAACTGTCTTTTGATTTGAAGAAAGAAGATAGATTGCAAGAAATGAAGACCAACTACTCGTCCAAAAAAACAGAATATTCTGAAAGGATGGTAGATTGGCGCAATAGGAATAAGCACAAGCAAGCAACATACTCCTCTCAAAAAAGATCGGCATTGCTACTTAGAACTCCCAGATGGCTGTCTACTGACGACAAACAAAAAATTGAGGAATACTATTACACCGCCCATATGCTTGGAATGCACACTGGCGAACACTACCATGTTGACCACATAGTGCCATTAAGAGGCAAGATGGTTAGTGGATTAAATGTTCCTTGGAATCTTCAAATCCTTGAAAAGCAAAAAAATCTTCAAAAGGGAAATAGGTTTCATGTCTGATTTAAATTTTTCGCTGTTGCCATGGCAAGAGACTGTTTTTAAAGACCCTACAAGATTTAAGGTAATTGCGGCTGGTCGTCGATGTGGTAAATCAAGACTTGCAGCAACAATACTGATTATTGAGTCTTTGAAATGCCCTCCTGGTAGCGCAGTTTTATATGTGGCCCCAACAAACGGACAGGCAAGACAAATTGTGTGGGATGTGTTGTTAGAGATTGGCAGAGATGTTATCCAGGCTAGTCATATCAACAACATGGACATAACCATGATAAATGGTGCAAAGATTTATGTTCGTGGTGCTGATAGACCAGATACCCTGCGGGGTGTGTCTCTTACCTATGCGGTGCTAGACGAGGTTGCGGACATTAAGCCTGAAGCCTGGGAGCAAGTTATCAGGGCTTCTTTGTCAGACAAAAAGGGTAGAGCCATATTCATCGGCACACCCAAGGGCCGCAACTGGTTCTATGATCTGTTCAAGATGGGCCAAGAGGAATCTGATCCTGATTGGAAGTCCTGGCACTTCACAACCCAAGACAATCCATTGATAGACCCAACTGAGATTGAGTCTGCCAAGAAAACGCTGAGTTCATTTGCTTTCAAGCAGGAATACTTGGCATCCTTTGACAACGCAGGAAGCGATGTTTTTAAAGAAGATTGGATCAAATATGGTGTGGAACCTGAGTATGGTAGTTACTTCATTGCAATCGACTTGGCAGGATTTGAAGAAGTGGCTAAACAAGCTGCTAACGCAAAGAAAAGGCTAGACGAGAGTGCCATTGCAGTGGTCA